AAAGTACCAGTTATTGACGTTACTTAGATACCTAAATCTATGGGTATTGATGTAAATAAGTGGATGCATTACTTAGGAGCTTTAGGTGTTGTCTTTATTAATCCATATGAAGAAGGTTGGGATATACCTGGTCGTGAGGGAGGTAAGCCTTCGTAGTTCAATCAGTTCTAGGCATTAGATTTAAGTATGGCTAATACTATTGATTAGTATATTAATCTAATGAATAAGATTGAAGACATGGTATCTGAAATCTCAGGAGTAAGTAAACAACGTGAGGGTTCTATTGCGTCTAATGAATTAGTAGGTAATGTAGAACGTTCTGTGGTACAATCTGCTCATATTACTGAGCCTTGGTTCTGGGTACATAATTAGGTAAAGAAAGAAGCTCTTACTATGCTTCTAGATACATCAAAAGTAGCATGGAAAGATAATAAGCGTTGTCTTCATTATATATTAGATGATGCTACTAGAGCATTTATAACACTATCTGATGAATTCTTCTATGAAGATATGGATGTATTTGTAGATGATACAACCAAGAATCAACAACAGGTAGAGGCTCTTAAACAGCTTATGCAACCTGCTATGCAGAATGGTGCTAGCTTACTTGATATTGCTGAAATTATTACTATGGACAACGTTAGTATGATTAAGCAACGTCTTGAAGAAATAGAGCAAAAGAGAATGGAACAGCAACAAGCTATGGAACAAGCTCAAGCAGAACGTGAACAGCAAATGGCTCAAATTCAGAATGAAATTAAAGAAGAAGAGCTTATGCTTAAGGAAGCTGAAATGGATCTTAAGAAATATGAAATTGATTCTAATAATGCTACTAAGATAACTGTTGCTCAATTAAATGCTTATAGAGGTGCCGAGAATATGGATCAAGATATGAATGGAATACCTGATCCTATAGAAATAGGTAAACAAGCCATTGAACAACAAAAGGTAAATTCTGATATTGCTTCTAAACAATTTGAGTTCAATAATAAGAAACGTGAAATGGAAATGAAACGTGAAATTGAGAATAAGAAGATTGAGCTCGAAAAGCAGAAAATGAAGCAAGAAATGGAATTACAGAAACAAAAAGATGCAGAAGCATATAAGAGAGAACAACTCAAAGCTAAAACAGCTTTGAAGAACAAAACTAATGCTGAGGCAGCTAGAAGTAAGAAATAATCATGAAGATAATTAAGAATAAATTTATACCATTTAAAGGATATAAATTAATGAACTTCTTTGGTATTATATTTCAGAGAAATGATGCTGTAGTAACAATGACAGAGTATAACCATGAGAAAATCCATTTGAAATAGATGCAAGAAATGTTGTGGATTGGTTTCTACTTATGGTATGCTATAGAATATCTTTGTATAATGCTGTCCTGTAAATGGAATAAACAGAGTGATAGATATCACGATGTTAGCTTCGAAGAAGAAGCACACAATAATGATAAGAACCTAAACTATTGTAAAGAGCGTAAGCACTATGCGTGGTTTAAGTATTTAAAGATAGGTAGTTATAAAAGTAAAAAGGAGAAATAATTATGGCATGTGGTGGAAAGAAATCCGGCGGTAAAAAAGGAAAAGGCGGAAAAGGTAGTAAATAATTGAATTATGGATAAACAAGCATTTAAATAGAGAATGCAGAACCTAAAGTCTTACCGGGAGAATAATCCCGGTAAAGGCTATTGGGATTGGAAAGTACAAGCCTATCAGAACGGGGGAGACATACCATTGTGGTAGTAGTATCAATATAGTGGTCCTAGTTATCAAGATGTATTAGATGATTTAAAGCAAAATAGTCCAAGTACTTATAATCAGTTACAACAAAGTAAGGCTGCAGATTCTCAATCTTCTAGTGAAATTGTTCGATATGTAGATTCTAAGGGTAGATTACAATCAACCAGTAATCTACAAGGTTTAAGTCCTGTAATTACTTCTGACTATCTACCTGGAATTGGAGATGCAATGGAGGTAACACAAATAGTTCAAGATGTCAAGAACGAAGATTATGGTGCAGCTCTAGCTGGCTTAGGTTTACTAGCTTTACCTGGTAATTGGTTAAGTAAGATAAAGAGTAAGTACGGTAAGAAAGGCTTAGTAAATTCTATTTACAATAATGTAGCTCCTGGATCCTATTATGATAGTTATATACCTGGAGGTAGTAAGAAAGATGAACTTAAAGGGGCATTAAAAGATTATTTATTGGGTAAAGGAGACAAGATAGATCCTAAATGGGAAAACTGGATAAACAGTCCAACTACTCTAGGCAGCTTTATTGCTAAAGATAACAAGAAACAATAGCATATGCTAGATGTTATGACAGCAGCTAGAAAAGAAGCTTGGCAAAATTATCTAGGAATTCCTCATGATGATAGATATCTTATTAATACCGGTATCAAAGAAAACGGTATGCCTGTGTATAGAAGTAATGTAACAGATGTACCAAATGTCTAGTTGAGAGATATAGCGAAAACTACATAGCATAAACCTGAAAGTATTCCTTATGTACATGGAGATATGATAAATAGTACTGGTGGAAATATATCTGTAAAGTATAAAGATAATGGTGATTTACGTACTATTACTACCGAAGATATATGGGATCTTAATCCATTTAAGGATGCTAATAGAGCTAGAATATTACCAGAATGGCTGAAAAACAAGTATATGCATATTGAAGTACAGCCTGATGGATATTAGAAAAGAGTATGGAACGATAATGCTCCAAAATGGTTAATTGATCTAGAACCAGCTAATTTATTAGGTATACCTGGACCATTTTTAAATAGAACTACATTTAATGCCAGATTATTAAATAAAGATTAGGCAGTGAAAAAAGTTCCTATATCAAAGGAAGAATATGTAAACAAACGCTTTGGTACAGAACTCGAATTAATAGATCCTTCTGAAATGACTGACAAAGAGTTTTAGAAATGGAAGAAACTAACACAGAATCGCTATAGTGAAGAATATGATAGACTGAATGAACAATAGAGTGAGAGGTTATTTGAATTCGTTCCTAAAACAGAAGAAGAACTATTAGATAAATATGGCATATATGTTAAGAAGTATTCAGATGGTGGAGAGGTAAGTGAGTTTCAGCGTAAGACTAGAAGAGATATAATGCAAGAGTCTTTAGTAGATGGAAGACCTGATTACAACAAGATGTTCTAGAATCAGAATGAATATCAAAAAGACTTTGCAAACTATTGGTATACTGAGAGAGCTAAGAATCCAAAATATTCAGATTAGATAGGAGGAGATAAATTAGGCAGTGTATTATCTAATATAGATAAAGCTACATGGAAAACCCCTACCGAAGCTATGAGAGATAATATGGTAGGATAGGGTTATAATCCTACAGATGCTCAGATTAATCAATAGCTTAATATACTTAAGGAAAAAGGTACTAAGGGTTTTGCTAATCCAAAGGCTCACAGTTATACTTCGTTAAGGCCTACTAATACTTGGCATGAAGGTGTTGGTCATATGGTAGGAGACAATACTCCAGCTATACTTAATGCTACTCCTAATGTACGTATTAGTAATCCTGATAGTTCGTATGAAGATTATGTCAATTAGGCTAATGAGAAACACGCATAGACTTGGGACTTTAGAGGTAATAATTCAAATCTGAAAGATGATTAGGGTAACTACTATATAGATCCTAATAGACAACTTACTCCTGAAGATATAAGTAATATGCGTAGTAAAGGAGCTAAGATACCAGAACAATGGGAGTCATTAGAAGATGCAGATATATCAGAACTTACTAATACATTTGCATATAATATGTATTAGGATCCAGTATAGTATATGGCTAATGGCGGTGAGGTAGGCGATCCAGATGATGAATTTATTCAAGCAGTTAATACTAAATTAGGTAGAACTCCAGATGGTAGGCCTAAAGAACAAGGACTTAAACCTGTAATAGATTTAGAAGATGCCGTTAATGTGACTCCTATAGGAGATGTATTATCTGCTAAAGATGCATATAATGCAGCAAGGAATAATGATTGGTTAGGAGTTGGTTTGGCTACTGCAACTATGATTCCTTTTGTACCTAGAGCAATTAGTACTGTAAGGAGGAGTACTCCTACTGTAAAGAATTACCGTAGTAGTTTATCAAATGCTTTGGATAAAGCTGTTAAATTAGGAGAGAAAGAACGTAGAATGTCAGCTAGGTTGAATAATGAAACTTATGAAACCGTTTAGAGATTGATGGACGATCCTAGTTATATGCGTAGAGCTTAGTAGGTAAAAGAAAAATACGGTGATGACTATACTTAGATATATGCAGATTTAATAGATGCTTATAATAATAGTCCAGAGTTACTACCTAAAGCTAAAAGAACTGCATTTGAGGATAATGCCAGAGCTAGAATGGCTACTACTACTGAGTCAACTAAAAGGCATATGGATGGAGGTGAATTTCCTAAAATGGGAGAATACGAATATCAGTATGACATTAATGGTGTGCCATATGGTACTACTATACACGAAATGAATCATAATGCAGATTATTTGAAAAATAAAGCAGCAGATGCGGATGCTAACAGTAATTTATATTATTGGATGAGATCTGCGTTAAAACCATTTAGTCGTATAGATCCAAATACAGATAAACTTACTAAGTACTATAGTAAACCTACTGAGTAGAAAGCATATATGAATCAGTTAAGAGAATTTATGTATGCAAATAAAATGATTGATACAAGAGATTAGATAGTTACTCCAGACCTAATAAAACAAGCAATAAGTAAGTTACCAAAAGGTATGTAGTCTATAAAGAAGGCTAGCTAATAGTTTAAATCTATGAGATCTTATACAAAATGGTTTAATACTATACCATTACTTGGAGTAGGAGCGGTAGGAGCAAATAAATATTTTACAAGCAATGAAAACAGAGACTGATCGTAAGTTATATACTTATGTGACAGGGGTTAATACTTTAGATAAATACAAAGAGGAGCATTCATATCATTACTTACCAGATGTTATAATGCCTCCGTCACAGGATTCTTATAACATAGAAGACATCTTATCAGAAGATTAGATAAATGCAATCAAGCTATTTGAAGATAAAAAATATTTTACATAGGAAGAAGCTCACGAAGTAATAGAATTCTTAATAAGAAGATGCTATGAATTAGGAGCTACTAAGAATTATTAATATGTTACAATATCCACAGTATCCAATACCTAGCTATAAGTACGGAGGGATACATATAAAGAAAAAGAATAGAGGTAAATTCAACGCTTTGAAGAAAAGAACAGGTAAGTCTACAGAAGAACTTACTCACAGTAAGAATCCCTTAACACGTAAACGGGCTATCTTTGCACAGAATGCTAAGAAATGGAATAAGGGTAAAAAGAAAAAGTAATCTAATTATTAAATAATTATGGAAAATAAGAACACATTAAATGGTTTTGAGGCTATTCTTGAAAGCCTTAATCCTAATGTAGGTGCTAATAAAACTAAAGAAATTGACAATATTGATAATGAATTTGATGCAGTTGAAGAGCTGACAGATGAGGAGTTGGAAGCACTACGAGGTAAAACAAGTAAAAAATCTACAAATAACAAAGAAGATGAAGAAGAGGAAGAAGATGTTGTAGATGGCAAAGGTGAAGAAGACGACGACATTGAAACTAATGAGCCTTCAAAAACTAAGAAGTCTAGTAAGAAGACAACTAAGACTGACAAGGATAATGACACTGTGGATGAGAAAGGAGAGGAAGATGATATAGATTCCGATGATGGAACTACTTCCGAAGAACTAATCGTTAACTTCTTTGATTCATTGTCTGAACAATTGGGTTGGTCTGATGTAGAAGATGAAGATAAGCCTAAGACTGCAGAAGACCTTATTGAATATTTTAAAGATGTAATTGAAGAAAACTCTGTACCTCAGTATGCTAGTGAGGAAGTAGAGAAACTTGATGAATTTGTACGTAATGGAGGTAACCTTAAAGATTATTTTAGTATTGACGCTGATATTGATCTTGACAATATCGAGGTGGAGGATAACGAAATAAATCAGAAATTAGTTGTAAAGGAGTTTTTGAAAGAGAAAGGCTTCTCTGCTAAACAGATTGATAAGAAGATTACTAAGTATGAAGATGCTGGTATTCTTGAAGATGAAGCTGTGGATGCATTAGAGGCTCTTAAAGACATCAAAGCTGAAAGGAAGGAAAAGCTATTAGAGGAGCAACAAAAGTCTGCTAGAGAGGCTTAGAAGCAGCAACAGACATTCTTTAATAACGTTGTCTCTGAAATAAAAGGCATGGATAGCATTTATGGTATTGAAATTCCAGAAAAAGACAAACGAGCTTTGTTGGAATATATATTTAAACCTGATGCAGAAGGTGTTACCAAGTATCAGAAAGATTATGCTAAAAGCCTTAAGAATTTGATTACTTCCGCTTACTTTACTATGAAGGGTGATAGTTTGATTACTATTGCAAAGCAGAAAGGTAAGAAAGACGCTCTAGATAATTTCAAAAATAGTTTGAGAGGAAGTGGAGTTACTAAGAAGTCTAGGA